TAACACTCCCTCTGTCATCCGCCCTGCCTTGAGATAGACATGGGGCAGCGAGTTCATCACTTGTAATGAAATCGTGCTCGGTGCAATCCCCAAAGGACAGAAAAATGCCACAATCTGTCCTTGAGACGAAACTGGTGTACTCAAAGAAAAAAATATCTTCAAGTCTGTTCTCATATATTTAAATGACTCAACCAAAGTTGCAACCGGCCCTTCCGGTATCACCTGTGTCGGACAATCCATAGTGTCAATGATTTGCGCTTGCGGCGCATCCAAAGGCCACTCAACTGTCTTCAAAAAATACACTCGATCCCACAATGCCTGTGCTCCATCTACTGGCATTGTCACTGGTTTCGGGGGTGCTGCCAAAGGTCTGACATCCACCTGTTTTTTCTCATCATTCTCCAATTTTCCTCCCACAGCACCGTCTTCCATCATCTGCATTTTAAATTCGTCAGATGGTGGAAGATAGGTGATGCCTGATAATCCTGGTCCTGGGCCAACGAGCTCCATGTCGTCTGAGAAAGCCCAAAAAGCGTTAATATCCATAGTCTGCCACATAGTCTCATTCACCTGATATGGTGCAATTTGCGCAACGATAACCTCTCCTATCGCATACGTCAAATTCTTCCCACCATTTGGTACTGGTATCCTCGTGTATTTAAATGGTGACACGTAGGGTATCACCACCTTCAATGTGTCTTCTTCCCCATACTCATACTGCACTGAATACTCCGATGATATCACTCCTGCTGTGAGTGTATCCCCAAATGTTCCATACCTTGTACAAACTGCAAATCTACAAGCTGCCAATGGTGGCCCAACAAACTGCAAGGTCAACACCAACCCACCTCTCCAATAAGTGAATGGTGTTGCCAGATGCTCTGCCATTGTTGGTACGAACAAATTTCTTGTGGTTGCATCCAAAAGTTGTGGACACGGCGTTATTGGTAATCTGAAAATCTCAATAAAATTGTAATCTCCTGCCGCGTCAACTCTGAATGTTCCATAGAAACTTGGTCTCATGCCCAATAACGACAAACGTGTTTCATGCGCGCTCGTCGCCATAGGCATATCCACAATTGGTTTCTCTCCTGCAAGCGGTCCAAGAATTTGCGCATATCTCATTCCAGCCATATGCGCCATTTCTTGTCCCCATTGCAACAGTCCTGGTTTAACTGCTCCTCCTTCATTCGGCGTATCCATCTTCATGATGGACTTCATATCTCCCGCTACGTCTATCGCCGCATCCGTAACCTTCTTCACATTACTAAAAGCTCCTTTCACCTTAGACACTCCTTTATCCAACTGCGATGTGACAGCCCCTTGAATCTCAAAATCATCCTTACCTCCTTTTTCCACTGCTACCAACGCTGCCCGTGGAATAATCTGGTAAGGAAATGCGAACTTTAACCCATCACCAAATGATGTGTATGTTCTACATAATGATCCCGAATTCGTTGCTGGCTGCCCTCCAAACAACCACCATCCTCCATAGAACCCAGTAGTGACATTATCTGCCAACTCTGAGCGATTCTGGGGAATGATGAGCCAATCATGTTGTGTCATCTGTTCTGATGGTACCTGCACAAACATTGGCGCGTTTGAAGGCTGTCCCACCGCAACTGGTGACGCTCCTGTAAATGCTCCACTTCCATTATTCACCATCTGCGTATCAAAAGCCCTTGCAATTCTCGTTGAATCTGTATCTGCTGACCACGTCGCCGTAATCTCTGTCTGGTTAAAATCTGTTGTAGCTCCTCCACCATACAGCATCAAGTTTGGCGAACACACCACAAATCTAAACGTCGGTCCATAATATGACGTTAAACCTGCTGATAGTGTATCCGTATCACTTGCTGCTGCTGGGACAAATGCTTGAAACATAGGTCTAACGACTGGCCAACTTGTACCAGAAGGTACATTCATAAATGTCTGTATCCTCTTACACAAATCCTCAATCGTACAGTCTGCCATAGACTGTGGAATTACTGGTGCCACTGGTGCTGGCGCCAACAACTGCTCATCTCCTTCTGGTTCAATCTTGTTCTCCTCAACGATTCCTTCATTCATCTGCATCTCAAACTCCATCTCACGTGGCCATGTCTCTGCCCATGGCAATCTCTCTGGGACAGTGAGCCGCACAAATTTCAAATTGTATGGTGCCACGCAGTTCAAATGAGAAACCTCCGTCATCATACCATCCTTCTCAGTATAATTAAAAAGCTTCTCTTTGAAATTTCGTACAACATCTGCCCATTGCGGTAGGACTCCTGTAATTCCAATATCACCCAACGCTGAGATCAATTTAAACTGGATCTCCTGGTATCCTTTCATTCCTCTTCCCACGGAACGATACAAAATACCAGTCGCATTCTGTAACATTGCAAAATTGTGATCCACTGTATCTGAATAATACGCCATCGATCTAAAATCTTCTTTGTAATTAACTGCCAAATACACAACTCCCAATTCGTTATTATCATCAAAACGAGTCTTCCTTGCTAAAAATTCCGCGTCATTCGCATCAACATATGGTGAAACATCCCCTTCCTCCTTAGAGGCCGTGGTAAATTCAATACCATATCGTGCATAAAAATCACGCTGTTGATGAAATGTAAAGAACTCTGCAACCTCATCTCCAAAATAATTTGTATTGTCATCTCCATACAAATTACAACCAACATTCTGATCAAATGCTCCAGGATGCGAAAATTTCTGCCTGTCGTGCTGCCTTGCCAAAGCAAGAAAAGCGCAACGAGCAAAAAATTCACTCATCCAATTGTTCCAGTGCACAGTTAGAGGGTTCCCTGTTGTTCCCCCCAGCTCCTTACTGATAACATACTTTCCAAGAACCATGTTACATCGCATACACTTCTCCATAATCAAATCTCTAAGATCCTCGGATCCGTCGCTCCCATAATATGCTCGCACTCTGCGTTTCGCACACTCCAATACTTGCTCATTACTCAGTGAGTCAAAGTATCTGTAATCTGCTGCCACAGCATGCCATCTCTTACCTGCTCTCATCTTTTGCATCCTCTCATTCCAATCTGTACTATCAACATTTATACCAACACACGATGGATTCCCATAATACCATCTATCTGTCTTCATAATAGCTTGGAACAACTGCCTCGTAACAATTGTCCAAACGACTGGTGTATACATGATCAACCTCGGATTCTCAATCTTTTCTGGTGCTCTCAATTCATCCTTTAAACCCAAAACATACACCATGTATGGTTCTGGTCTCCCTTTCCTCCACGAAATAAGTTCATCATAAACCTTTCTTGCTTCTGGGTGAATCAGCTCAACAATTCCTTGCTCATTCTTTTCAAACAAAAATCCTCTACCAGACTTACCTGGCGGTTTTAAAAGATCCAAGTCACCTCCAGCTGATTTTGCCATAGACAATGGCTCCATATCTGCTTCCTTATCACCATTTATGGCCTGTTGCTCCGTAAAAATGCG